TAAAAGAGGATTTGTAACGCCAGAAGAATATTTCGGATTAACTGGTGTTGAATACGATCCTGAAAAAGCACATGCATAAATAATCCGCCGGACTTCATGTCCGGTCTTTTTATTGGAGGTAAAACATGTTAATAAATGTACTTAATTTAAATGACTCACAAGACGGCAATCGCATTAAACAAGGTGACCTATCACATATGCGATACATCTTATCTGACACTAACAACGATGATTTAAAACTAGATGGATTACCTGCAAAAGTTTTTCTCACTGACAGTACAGGTGTCAAATATATCTACGACACTACAGTTAAGCAATATGACAATGCCTATGTGTGCGATGTTGTAATCAATCAGATTATCCCTGCAAACACGTATTCGTTAGAAATATGGGTGGATAACAAGTATGTATTCCCGTCTGACAATAAAGCAAAAATTCAAGTGACAGAGAGTGTGATTGGTAGACAATTGATCAATACACAAAACCATGACTTATGGCAAGAAATGATTGAATATGGTGTAAAAAATGGATTAATTAAGAATCAAACTGAAAGCGAAGAAAATTTTGTCATTGGAGAAAACGCACCGACTGACACAACTAAAATTTGGATTGACACTACTGGAGGTAATGAATAATGAAAGCTATACCTAAAATTTTCGACAAAGAAAAAGGACAATGGATTGAATTAATGGCTAAACCTATAGCAGATGAAGTAGTTAAAATTATGAAAGAAGATTGGCTATCTAATAAAAAGACGATTGATTACTGGTTATTAAGTTATAAAGAACAAAGTATGGGAGAGCCTGTTCAAATTGCTATATTTACAGATGGGAACGAAGTAGATGGAACATTAAAAAGTGACTTAGAGTGGATGTTTAATGGTTATGTATCTGAATTACAAAATAAAAAACTCTTTAATCTACAAGATTTTCTAAACTATTGTTACAGCACTAAAACAGAGTTGCCTAAACAGTTCAAAGTCAACGCTATTGTAAAATTCGATAGTTTAGACGAACCTATTAAATTACAAGAGATAGATAATATCACGACTAATCCTGATGTTTTAGGCATATTAGATGAAACTTCTGAAGGATCTATAGAGGTTAAATATATCTATAATGATCATTATATCGAAGATAAAAAGTTAATAAAAGAGAATAAATAAAATCGAGTCAACGCAATGCGTTGGCTTTTTAATTTATCTAAAAGGAGATATGAGTATGAAAACAGATGTAGGTTCAATTGTAAGAACAATCGTATTTATTTTAGCTTGGGTTAACCAATTTTTAGCTACTAAAAACATTTCGCCTATTCCAGTAGATGAAGTGACTATCAGCTCTATTATCACTGGTGCAGTGTCTTTATGGACTTGGTGGAAAAATAATAACTTCTCTCACGCAGCGCAAAAAGGACAACAAAAGTTACATGAAGTTAAAGCTGGAACAAATTCTACAGGTGGTGCGCCTCAAACGAATGGAGATGATTTCTAATGGTATCTGTTAGAACATATAAGCAATCAATTTCATATTTAAAAAGTTTAGAGGGCAAAGCGTTAAACCCTGACGGTGCTTATGGTTTCCAATGTTTCGACGTAGCTAACCAATATTGGCTTTATTTATTCGGTCATACTTTAAAAGGTGTAGGTGCTGCAGATATTCCGACATGGAACAATTTTACAGGAGAAGCTACTGTTTATGAGAATACACTATCATTTTTAGCTAAGCCTGGAGATGTTGTAATATTCAATAGAAATTATGGTGGGGGTTATGGTCACGTAGGTATCGTTATTTCTGCTACTTCTAACTCTATAACTATACTGGAGCAAAATTGGGTTGGCGGTGCTTATTGGACACCTCCTGAAGTTACTACAAGACGTACACATGGCTACGACTTCCCTATGTGGTTTATTAGACCGTTCTACGCTAAAGAAACGACTAAAAACAAAGTTAAAAGCAAAGCTAAACCAGTTAAGAAAGCGAAAGCTAAGAAAGGTAAGAAAATTTTGCTTGTTGCAGGTCATGGTAAAGGTGCTTATTCAAATGATCCAGGCGCCGTAGCAAACGGATATAATGAACGTGACTTCAATAGAAAGGAAATTATCCCGAGAATAAAGAAACATCTTGAAAGTGTAGGTAATAAAGTTGTTTTATACGGTGGCAAATCAATGAATCAAGACTTATATCAAGATACGTTATATGGACAACGTGTAGGTAACTATTCAGATTATGGTTTATATTGGGTTAAAAAGAATGTTAAACCTGATGTCATAGTAGAATTCCACTTAGACGCTGCAAGTCCTCAAGCAAGAGGTGGTCATGCCATTGTAAGTGACAGGTATCCTGCAGATGATATAGACAAAGCGTTATCTAGCGCACTCGGTAAGACGGTTGGTAAAATTAGAGGTGTAACACCTAGAAACGATTTATTAAACGCTAACGTTACAGGCCAACTCAATTTAAATTACAGATTGATTGAGTTAGGTTTTATCACTAGTAAAAAAGACATGGACTATATCACTAAGAACATCAACAGTTTTACTAAACGACTTGCAGAGTCTATCAACGGTAGGCAAATCAATGCACCTAAGAGTAAGCCGTCTAAAATTAAAACAACGTGGAACTGGGGAGGTGAATTCACTGCTAACAGTACTATTAAAGTACGTAAGTCATCTGGACTTAAAGGGACTGTAGTTGAAAGTGGTTCGTGGTTATACAAGGGGAATTATGTTCCTTTCGACCAAGTAATCAAAAAAGATGGGTACTGGTGGATTAGATTTAAATATGTTCAGCCAGGCTCAAGTAATAAACATTTCTATTGTGCCGTTTGTAAAATCACAGACAAACAGCAAAAAATAAAAAATGAGAAATATTGGGGTAAAATAGACTGGAAATGATATAATTAAATTACCATGTCATTATACAAGGGTAGTCCTAGCGACTGCCCTATTTTTTTATGTTATAATGTTAATGAGGAAACAGTGTTTGACACTGGCATACTATCATTTGGTATGTTTTATTATGTGCAGAGGACTTGCTTGCGTTTAGCAGTAAGAAGCTGACTGCACCGTTTACTTTTAACTACCCACACATGTCACTGGGTGGTTTTTCTAGTAGTTTTCTAGTAGTTTTCTAGCTTTGCGACCGACATGTATGTCGCTCGCAAATATGCTATAATTAAATAGAAATTGCGGTACACATCTGCGGAGTGTACTTGAGGTAACTGTTGCTGACGGTTGCCTTGTTTTTATATCGATTTTTCTATAACCTAAGTGATAAAATGTATGAAAATTATAACTTAGACAGTGGTAAAATTGAGTGTATGTATAAGTTTTATGTTATAATATATTTACAATTCTCCTGCCATTGCGGACTCGCTTCTTGTCTGAAGGATGAATACGACTATGACTTTGACGGTGGGATAGAAACCGTAAAAATGGCACACAACCGTATAAGCTATATTTTATAGTCGCGAATATAGAGTATAGTAGTGGTTGTGTTTTTTGTATAATAATTTATACCCCTATTTCAAATTAATACTATATTCTAAACCACGTTCTTAATGGGCGTGGTTTTTATATGTGTGTTATGTAACAAGCACCACGGAAATAGTGACATAACACACATTAAAAAATAAAGTGAATTTTCTCGATATTTACAGTATTTGTGTTACCATTTTCATTTAATCTTCTAGGTATAAATTGAATATTAATATTTTCAACTGTACTTAATATTAGCTTTTCCTTTTCTTCCACAGTTAAATTATTCCAACCTTTAACTATAAAATTACTGATTGATCGTATTTGTTGTTCGCTTATTTCTTTTATAACTTCTGGCTCATCTTCACGTTTAATATCATCTAATAACCGTTGTGTTTCGTCCATAATTGTTTTAAATTCTTCTTCTTCAACATAGCCCATTGTATATGCACGTAATAATTTAGTGCGTTGTTCTTTTATCTTCTTTTCATCGTTTTCTATGTCATTTGTTTGTTGTTGTGGTTTATGTACTTCAAACCGACTCAAGTCCATTTCATTCAATTCATCAACAAACTTATCTTCGATTTCAGTTTCGTTAAACGATATATTTCTCACTGACTTGTCACGATGGCACTTATCGCACATATAACGACGTACATCGTAAGGTTTACCGTTTTTAGGTTTAATAGTACCAGCGTATAAATGTAGTTTACTACCGCACTGTGGACACTGTATAACACCTCTAAAAATAGCAGGGTGCTTTGTCTTACTTCTATGTGTTCTGTTTTCAGGTATTTCGACTGTGGTTGCGTCCGTATTAATGGTTCCCGTTGCGGACTACACGATCCGGGGGAGAATCAACGGAGTC